CTGATATCTTTCAGGTATTTGAAGATCTCCCGGCCAACGACGAAGAACAACGCCACTACAACGAACCCCCACGTTTCGATTTTCCCCAGGTACGTCATGTATGTGGCGACGGCAAAGATCAAACCTTTGACGCCGATCATCTTCGATATCATGGCGATCAACCGTGTAGGGAGATCCCTGACTATTTCCCAGAATCCTTTGGTCTGTATCGCATTGTCAGTCACGGAAACCATCCTCCTTCATTGCCTGGTAGTAGTTTCGCGGTTCGTGCGCTTCCGCGAAACTGCCGTCGAACTTCTGCGTCACCATCTTGATCCGAGGCCGGAACACGTTCAGAAACGGAACGATATCTTTCCGGTTTCGCACGAAGACAGAATCCACGCCGGAGTTGACCCGGCGGGAAGGGCGCTTCGGGCCATAGCCGCGGAAGTATACCGAACGTTCGTCGTCATCCAGTAGGTTGGCCAGCGGTGCCCCGGCCGCCGCGCCAGCGGAATGACCGCCGACCACGAATACCTGGGCGCCTTCCGTATCGATGTTTTCAAAGATCCTCCGGGCCGCTCTTCGTTCCAGGTACCCCGACCACGGTAACAGGTGGATCATCCAGTCGTACCAGTGATCGGAGCCGTGGAGATACACCATGACCGTGTTGTTTCCGATCGTTCTCCACTTACCGTTTACCCCGGCTTTCCCTTTTGGCCCGAGATCTATCGGTTTCCAGGGACCGTGGTGTTCGGCGTTCATGACACGTTCTCCCAGGTGTGGTAGACCAACCGGCGAACAATCCGCTTCTTGTTGATCACGTATCCGTCCGCTTGCATCGGATTGTGAGGATCAAAGATCTCTGACTGCCGACGGTCGAACAGCGTGAAGTGGCCGTCGGGACCGTCGGTCTCCCAGTGGGCAATCATGTATTCCCATTTCCGAGACATCATGTGTTCCGACGTCCAGCCGACCTGGCGCCCCATGCGGATAGATCCGAGAGCGTGAAACGCTTCGTTGATCAACCAGTGTTCTGACCGTCCGGACCGCATGTGATCGTTGACAATCACTTCGTCTACGCGTCGTCCGCGATCCACGATATCGTTGATCTGGTCAGCGGTCAGGGCGGTTCCGACGATGAACTCCGGGATCGCCAACAGGACACGGACCCGACAACCGTACCGGTTCATTTCCGGTGACAGCTGGGGGTCGGTCTGATAGACAATATCCCGCTTGACTCTTTCAGCGTGCGTCATCTGTACATCCATCCCGAACACATTGCTGCGCAAACCGAAAAATCGGCACAATCTTTTCAACTACCTTCTCCATGACTTCGTCCCCGCACAGAGTGTCGATCAAATCAGTGTTGCTGACCCACCTGGTCCGTCGGGTACCGTCCATCTGAAGAACCGTGGTGTCGTACTCCGCGTTGAGAAAGTCTTTCGTGGTCCTGACTATCAGTGGCCATACCTGTGTTCTGACGTACTCTTCAACGTGATCCGTAGATCGTTTCCACTCCCCGGATACAATCTGGTTTTCCACGATCTTTTGTACGCTTTGCGTCCCGTTTCCGCCGGATACCAAATAGCGAAACAGCGCCCTGGCAAACCGCGCGTCGTCATAATCTGACAACAGATCCTGATCCGCTCCGGCTTCTTTCATGAGCCGGAGGTATTTGCTGAAAAGAACTTGCTGGATCTCGGGAACCCATTGCTGGACGTAGGAAAGCGCCCGTCCCATCGGAGAATCCTGGGCGTGGCCGCTTCCCGCGATCACAATCGACCCGCCGCGGTAAGACGCTTTCACTCCGCGCTTCACGGTAAGAATGACGACGGTGACCACAACGGCAGTCGTCAGAAGTGTTCCCATCAAATACACGTACTGCGGAATCATACCGCCCCTCCGCTTCCAGGCCCGTCCGGGTCTGTAGGTGTTGAATCGTTGGTGTCATTCACGCCGCCGACTTGTGGCATGCGCGATAGGGTGTCCATCTCTTTGGTAATCGCGTCCAGGTTCTCTTCGTAGTCTCCGCCGCCGCGTTCTGCCGTGATCTGGTGGCCAGTTTTGTACCCGCGATTCTGTTCCAGGATGTGGGCTTTGACCGTTTTCAGCGGATCGATATCCGGTCGTTGGTTTCCGATCCACTGGGCGTTTGTGAATGCCGCACGGATCATAGGGTCGGTATCGAAGCCGGGAGCGGAGATTCTTCCCCGGTCGTACTCTGCCCACATCCACATCTGATAGATCACGCTGTGAAAACTGGCGGCATGCGCTTCCCGCATCTGGGTCGCGGTCATCCAGAATAGAAGCAGCTCACCTCTGGCCCCGGAGTACGACGTGTTGAACTGAAGATCAACGACCGCCAGCGGGACGCTCTTTGCCGCCGCAATGTTGCGCTTTACCGACTGGAAGAACTTGTCAAACCCGGAGTTTGGTCGTTTGGTATCAAAGCTTTCGACGGAGTGACCGGCTGGTAAGGAATCCAGCATAACCCCGCCGTGTGAGAAGTCCAGGCGTTCTGAGCGTGCCAGGTAGTCGGTAGTTGGATCTCCCGTTTCGGTGATCTCCGCGCCGCCGCCTGATTTCTTCTGCGCCCCGGCTCCGAGTACCGGCTCTCCGTCCATGTCTTCCGGAGGCTTCACCCATACCGCAAACAGGGCGTTGATTATGGCTGCCTGGATCTCGAGTACTTCATAGTCTCCGAGCTTCGTCAGTTCGTGAATCACGTTTGCCAGGGACGGAACGCCCCGGCGCTGTTTTTCGGAGGTGCGCAAGTATTCGTGTATCACGAACGTCCGGTCTGAACGTGTGCCAAACCGACGGACCCGGGTCGTGGTTCCCTTGCGTTCGTCCAGGATATGGTAGGCAACGGCAATCCCCTTGCCGTCGTACTCGATGCCGTTTTCTATCGTGTTGCCCGCTGCCGCGCCGGTCCCTCCGACGATGTTCTCCGGAGGAACGATCTGGATCGTGAGCGGAGATCCGCGTCGGGAAGACGTGTAACGTAAGATCGCAAAGTACTCTCCGTCTTCCAGGAGGTACCGGAATATCTGTCGATCAAGGGCGGGGCCGTTCCGGTCCACCGTGTAGGACACGGATCGCCCCTGCCACCACAGGCGATACCGACGTTCAACCAGGCGTCTCCATGCTCTGCGTTCGTCACCGTCCCGGGGAATGCCGTCGATCATGGCTCCGTACTCGGATTCAATGACATCCCACATCGGTTCCGCCTGGAGCTGCAAGCCGGAGCCGACCACAATATCGACCAGCCTGCCGAGGATCGCCGCGCCGGTGGGAGATTCAAACGCCGCAATCCGGGAGAGGCGCCGAAGGTGATCGTTCGAACCGCTCCAGTGCGATCGATACAGTGACATGGCGCCCTGGTACTTGGAAGCCGCCGGGAATTGCTGGTTGTACAAATCGCTGGTCATGGAACCGGTGGTCCCGAACGACGTAACCAGTTTTTCTACCAGGCGCTCCCGGGCGTTGATTTCAGCGTTCGCGTTCTTCAGTCGCTGGTTGACGTTCCGAAGTTGTTCCGCTTCAAGCTGCAATGACGCAACTCGTTCCTGAAACTCCATGTTTGGTTCGTTGGTTTTTCGCCTGGAGAAGATGCCCATTACACTGGCCCTCCATGCGGATGGTAATCAGCAGAGTAGAACCGCGTGCGAGATATGCCGGACTTGATCTCCCAGGCACGCATCCACGCTTCCAGTAAGCTTTCAAGCTGTTCGGGATCTGGAGACGTAACACGCTGGCTTCCTGCCGTCGTATCAAACGAATATCCGCCCTGGGCGGCCGCGTCGATCGCTTCTTGATACTCGCCGATCTTCGTTTCGATCTGTTCCAGGGTATGGTAATTCGCGATACTTCGCGGTGAAAGCTTCCGCATAATCACACCATAAGTCTACACGTGTGACGCGTCAACTAAGTTTTGAGAGTTTCGGGGCCCGCGAATCTGTATTTATCGCATCTGACGGAGCAAACGACGGGCCGCAACTATGAATGCCTGTCCCATTTTTCGCTGTGACAGCGTCTGGACCGCGTCTCTGAACGGATGGATTTTCCGTATTCTGATCCGTCGTTTCTCGGAACTTCGCACGCGGGTGATCCGTCTCTTGCCAACCTTGAAGATACCCGCGTTGGTCTGGTGCATGTCGTTGGTGTCAATGGAGCCGCGACGAGCCCGGTCCCGAAGGGCCGCGTATTGCTGCCTGGGGTTCAGCCGGTTCAGTTCCGTGTGTTGCTTCACATTCCGCCGGTCAACGCGAAAACGGCCGGCAATAGGACGGCTATCGTTCTTTCCGGTGCGCGATGCCCTGAGAGGTACCGGAACCTTCCCACCGGTCTTCGGTAGGCCCCGGACGGTTTTGCCTTCTTCGTGCGCCGCCAGGTAGTGATCATTTCCGCCCCGAAGCTTCCGGACTCCAACGATCGCGTTGATCTTCGACGCCTGCCGCAACTGCCCGTTCCGACGAACGCCGGTTGCCTGAAGTACACGGATCGCTCCCAGGGTAAACCGGTTCCTGATCGTGAATCGGTTGTGCAATATGGCTTTGTACCGTCGGTCGATGAACTCCGCCCCCACGTTCAGGGAATCGGCCGCTGCAACCTGAAGGTGTACTCCGGCCCGTTTCAGTTCCCGAACGAGATCCTTGACGTTGTCCCGGTACTGTACCCGCGGTGCCATGACCACAGTGTAACGCCGTCAGAAACGTACGTCACTCCCGATCCGCGAAGAATGACCAGAAGCGCCCCCAGTCAACCTCTACCTCCGGGCGGTGCCTTGTTCGGCGCCGTTTGTTCTCCAGCTCGAACCATCGGAGGCACGCGAAATGTAGCGCCCCCAGGTTCATCTTGGCGATATCCAGCACTTCGTTTCGGCGCTGGTGGATGTTGTCGATCCTGACCCGCTCCCGGCCCCGGGAGTCGCGATCTACCACGAACTCTTCCGACGTGAGCTGTTTGTAGAACGTTTCGTCGTAGGTTGCTGGGAAGTGAATGTACCCATACGGGAACGCGGCCCCTTCAACCGGCGCCTCCCGCTTTAGGTACGAATACAGTTCACGCTTCAGTCGCTGATCATGAAGCGATACCACCGGCGTGGCGATATCGTTCTTGTGAACTTTATAGATCTCCGCCTGAGTCTCCTGGCCTCTGACTGGGTACACCCCGTCGACAACACGCGGATGGTACTGGAACCGGTCGACGAAGTTGTTCACGACGTTCGGGAGATACCTGGTATCTATGAACGTGATCATCGGAGTCCCCAGGTTGACACCGTCTTCCCTGGTGTATTCTGCCGTCAACACCTGTTCCAGATTGTTCCAACATGGCGCGTTGATCTCTGCCGTCGTGCCGTCGAAAACCCAGTAATTCAGAGCCCACGACTCTTTGTTTCGGCCCCATCCCCACAGCCCCGCTTCAATGCGGTCTGCCTGGATATCTGCCGACAACGTGGTAAACAGAACGCCGCGTGGAATGTACCCGGGCTCCCACTCTTCGGCCCGTGCCTGGATACCTTCCGGTTTCGGGGTCTGAACCGATTCTTCCCACGTCTCCGCCAGGACATCGTTGACAAAATCCGGCAGGAGCTGCGGATCGTGCCGGACGCGCCAAAACTGCAACACCACGTCCAGCCACGGACGAAACGGACTGTACAGCGACGGCCATTTGTAGGATCTGATACCAGGGCGGTCCGGGGCTTTGGTAGGTACCCACTCCGCCCAGACGTGGCGGCCGTCGGGCAATACCATCCCGCCAGCGTCTTTGTCCTTGAGAAACTGCCATTTGTCGGCGTTCTTCCAGTGGCCCCCGCATTCGGCGCACTGGTAATACACCGGATCATGCAGGACAGTTCCGGTTTCCGGGTCGATCTTCACGGCCGGAGATCCGTCCGGGTTCTTGTCCCAGTTGAATCCTCCCCAGGTCAACGGCTGTTTGTGGCCACAGTGGGGGCAGGGGACGTGGTACTGCCGCTTGTCCCCGGCTTCATACAACGGCTCGATCTGAGAGGATACCTTCTCCTTCGGGGTCGAATTGTAGTAGGCGCGACGGAGCGGCCCGTAGGTGTCCATGCGCCGGATCGTCTTTTCGATCGGGTTACCCTTGCTGTGCGCCCCTCCCAGCTTGATCGGGAAGACGTCCACCTCCTCGATGTGCGCCCACATAGCCGGAAAGGACCGGAGCTTCCCCTCTGACCGGGGGCCGACGGCCCGGAAGAACGTCCCGCCGTAACTCTTGAACCCCTTGCGATCGCCGGTGCCCTTGTTGGCCTTCTTCTGCACAGTCGCCTTGATCTTGTCCTGGAGACCAGCTTCTTCAATGACGGTGTCTACCCTCTGTTCGATCTGGTCTTCAGACATCTGTTGATCGCCGGATACGAACAGCCCCGGACCGATCCCGTAATCGATACAGTACCCGATGTGCCCGTGAGAGATCGTAGAAAATCCGCCCTGGTTGCCTTTGATCACGGCCATTTCAGTGATCCCGGAGCCTATCGACAGGTTGTCCGCGATCTCCCGGAGGTAGGGCGTCACGTCGAATGAGAAGCGCCCGGAGTACACCGACTGCCCTTTCTTCAGCACCATCTTGCGTTCCATCCACTCCGACACCTTCTCCGTGACCCGCTCTTTCGGATACGACGTCACCGCGTGGAGGATCGCATCAACCATGTCGTTCCATTCTTCGTCGGAGAACCGGTATTCACTTTTCTGCGGTCTCAGTTTGATTTCATAGGCGACGTCGGTACTCACTCTTCATCCTCCGCGTCCGGTTCCGTCGGTGCGGATCTCTCCGCCGCCCGCTTCTGCCGGAGACCCCGCTTGAGACGATCGGCGACCCGGGCCGCGGTGCGGTCCGCTTCCTCCAGGCGCCGTTTGTTCTCTTTCTCGAGATAGTCTTCAACGATCCGCTCTTTCCCCTCCGCCCCGACCATGGAACAGATCTGCATCGCCTGGCGCTGGATCGAGTCTACGAAGTTGGCAACCAGCCCGTGCTTATGCGCTTCGATGATCGCCAGGACAATCGAGATATCTGCCAGATTCCCGATCCGCTCTTCCCGGATCAACTGTTTCGTCTTGGCTTCTTCCCGCGCCTTCAGCGTATCCCAGTACCCTTTTTGCTGGACGAACTGCACCATCTCTTCGACGGCCGGATCGTCCCCGGGGTCGCTCTCCCCGTCCAGACGGGACCGGAGCTTTCGTAGCGCCTCCAGCTTCGCTTCTGACGCCTGCGTGCTGGGAGGGTCTTTCGGTTCTGTCGGGGCCGCTGGTTCGGGATCTACGTCGGGGTCTTTCTTTTTCGCCTGGTCAACACGTGTTGACTTCCCGCGCTTCTTGCTCCCGCTCTTCGGTGCCCGGCCACCGCTGCCTTTCGGGGGGCCCTTCCGCGCCGTCCCCGCCATGTGCCCAGTCAGATACGCCGCGTTGATCGGGTCTTCCGGGTCTATCGTGCCGTCTTTGGTCTTCACGACGGACCCGGCCTTTATGTGATTGTGAATTGCCTGCCGGGATACTCCGGCCAGCTTGGCGAATGCCGACTGACTGATGGTTGCCACGTCGTCAAGGGTAGGTTTACACGTGTGACATGTCAACTCGGTTTTGAGAGAACCCCGGGTGTCAAGTTGGTTGACAGTTTGTCAGTCTGCACGTTTCGGACTCGGAAAGCACC